AAACGCAGAGCGGACTTCTACGATGATATCCCCCGTCGTGTAGCCGTTTATGTTCGTGTTTCGACGGACGATCCGAGGCAGACCTCATCCTATGAACTGCAGAAGAACTACTATGAAGACATGGTAGAGCGTCACGAGAACTGGTCGCTGGTTGAAATCTATGCAGATGAGGGTATTTCCGGCACTTCTCTGAAGCACCGGGATCAGTTTAACCGTATGGTCAAGGACTGCAAAGCGGGAAAGATCGACATGGTGATCACGAAGAGCGTCTCCCGTTTTGCAAGAAACATTGTAGACTGCATCAGCATCGTCCGTGAACTTGGTGCGCTGAAACCTCCTGTCGGCGTCTTTTTTGAAACGGAGCACATTTTTACGCTGAAGGACGACTCCGAGATGGGGCTCTCTTTCCAGGCAACCATGGCCCAGGAGGAAAGCCACGTCAAGTCGAACATCATGAACGCATCGATCGAGATGCGGTTCAGCCATGGAATCGTGCTGACGCCTGTCCTGCTCGGCTTTGACCATGATGAGAACGGAGAACTCATTGTTAATGAAGACGAGGCCAAGACCGTACGGCTTATATTCTTCATGTACCTCTACGGATACACCTGCCAGCAGATCGCCGACGCACTGACAGAGCTGGAATGCAAGACCAAGCGGGGAAACACGAACTGGTCCGCCGCTTCCGTCCTGCAGCAGCTGCGGAACGAACGGCACTGCGGAGAGGTGCTGACCCGGAAGACCTTTACGCCCAGCTACCTCAACCACAAATCAAAGAAGAACACCGGCGACCGCACCCAGCATCGCTGGCGCGACCACCATGAAGGCATTGTCTCCCGTGATGATTTCATCGCAGTACAGCATCTGATAAACAATGCCAGGTACGGGAACAAAGGCATTCTTCCCGAGCTGCACGTGATTCCGGACGGGGCTCTGAAGGGCTTTGTAGTCATCAACCCCCGCTGGGCCGGATTCAGTGATATTGATTACGAAATTGCCTCCGAAAGTGTTTATGCTGATGGAGAAACGAGGGCGGAAGCGCCGGCGGACGTTGAGGCAAACACCGGAGACTTTGACTTCCGAGGGTTTGAGATTGCGCGGTCCCAGTTCTTCGACACCAAGAACAGGATCTGCGTAACCTTTTCCGGACGGCAGGCCTTATTCAGCCGGGCATGCATCCGCAAGTTCGGGGACACACAGTTTGTGGAACTGCTGATCCATCCAGGGGAAAGGCTGCTTGCTGTAAGGAAGGCAGAGAAAACCAACCGCAACGCCCTGCAGTGGGCAAAGCTAAACGAGGAAGGCGTGCTCGCTCCGAGGGCTTTCTCCTGCAGTGCCTTTAGAGCGACCCTTTTTGAACTCTTTGACTGGAACCCCAGTTACCACTACCGCATCAGCGGCGTGAGAAGGCAGCGGGAAAGCGAAAGCGTAATCCTTTTCAACATGGAGGAAACCGAAGTTTTTATACCACAGAGCCTTCTTCTGGAGGATGCGCTTAAGGAACATCCAGACATTCCACAGGGTGCAAATGTGGAACCGCTCACCGCAGAACGGGGCAATACTTTCCGCGCGTACCCCTCCGCCTGGGCGGACAACTTCGGAAACAACTATTACCGGCATGCCCAGGCAAAGGAATTGGCAAAAATTGATCTAGCCGGCGCCTGGCAGGTAACCGAGAAGGCACAGCCGTTCTCAAGCATGGAGCTCAACGTAACACCGCCAAACGAACTGCTGGAGAACATCCGGGAGATCATCACTGAAAAGAAGGAGCTGAACGCAAATGGACATTCTGAGCCAGATTATGAATCTGAGAACGCCGGCGCCTGATCCTGATGAATCGAATCAAACACCTGAACAGATTGTGCCGGTCACTGCCGTACCGGCACAGGCAGATCAAGAACCGACTGAAGATGAAAACTTCAGTTATGATGGTTATCAAGTGGTCCGAGGAGAATTCTTTGCCCACATCAACGAGCCTTCTCTCTCCTTCAACCTCAATAAAATCAATGTCAACAAGGCAAGCCTCAAACGGCTCCCGGACACAGAATATGTACAGATCCTGGTTAATCCGGAAGACAAAAAGCTTGTGATCCGTCCAGCAGACGAGGACAGCAAAGACGCATTCCTCTGGTGCAGCATAAAGGGAGAAAAGAGGCAGCCGAAGCAGATCACCGGACGGGTTTTCTTCGCAATGGTCGTAAAACTCATGGGCTGGAACCCGGACTACCGGTATAAAATGCTAGGGAAGCTGATACGAAGCGGCGAGGAGAAGCTGTTGGTCTTTGACCTGACGGCGGCAGAAACCTATACACGAACTGTCCGCGAGGATGGGAAGCCTAAAACCTCCCGAAAACCGGTTTTTCCCGCTGAATGGGAGGGGCAGTTCGGTCTGCCGGTGGAAGAACACCGCAAGCAGCTGCAGATCAACATATTTGACGGATATACCGTATTCGCCATACAGGACAGTACCGCTGCAGCAGGGTCTGCAAAACCCGCAGATACCGGAACGGAGGGTTAAAGGCAATGACAGAACCCAGAATCACCATCGACATGAAGAAAAACCGGATCCGCATCCACAAATCAACCCTGCACATACTGGGAGATCCCGACTATATCACCCTGATCATCAACCCCGATAAACAGGCCATCGGCGTTGCTCCAGGGTTTGCCGACGATAAAACGGCACACCGGATTACTCCCGGCATTAAGTTTTCGGGCGTTGACTGCGACCTTTACAGTCATACCCTGATAGAGGGGCTGAGCGCTCTGCGCCCCGAATGGAAGGATCTTCGAACACGCAGAATACCCGGGACCCTCATTACCGAGGAGAACATGTGCTGCTTCGAAATGAGAAATGCAGAGGCGGAAGCCGGAGGGAAAAAGGGATGACCCTGAATACTTATTCTCTCAGAATTAACCCCGCTTTCCGGCAGCTGGTTTTTCCGTTGGCTCCTGAAGAACGGAAAGAGATGGAAGACAGCATCTGCGATCTCTCAAGACTCCCGGTGATCCGGGTCTGGGAAGACTGCATTCTTACGGACTTCGCTGCCTACGAATGCTGCCGGTTCCTCGGCCTGCCTTACGAAGCTGAAAATGTGAAGCTCTCATGCGAGGAGGAGGCCGTCGCATGGATCTGCGAGAATCAGCTGGAACGGAGCGCCCTTTCGAAGGAAATGAGAAAGTATCTCATAGGCCGCCGCAGCATTGCGGAGATCGAGCTGGGAAAAAGAGAGTTTGCTGCCCGGTCTCAGCAGAAAACCAGTGAAATGCTCCCCGCCCGTTACGACGCCTCCGCTTCTCTCACCAGGTTGCGGATCGGAAAGCAGTATGGATACGGCGGTTACGGCGTCAGGCAGCTTGAGACTTACGCCGTCTCTGTGGACGCTCTGAGGGAAAATGCGCCAGACTTCATCCGCGACCATCTTGCCGGGAAAATCAGCGCATCCTACGGAAGACTCAGCGCCATGGCGAAACTGAACCGGAGGCAGCTCCTGGAGGAATGCAAACTGATTTACGACCAGAGTACGGACGAAAGGCCGGGCGCATGGAGAGCCCGTCTCCTCACAGCTGCGCAAAAGCCCGAGAAAGAACCTGTTCACACGGTCAGCATCAAGGATATGCCTGCCTATGATCCGGACGCTGAGATTTCCAGCCTGACCCTGACCATCCCCTCCTGGATCAGTTCCATCGACCGGGTCCGGCAGGTCTGCAACATCTCCACCACGACATACAAAGCCCGCGCGCGCCTGGAGCGGGCGCTGACTGAGCTGAACTACACCGTGCAGACGATGCTGCAGAAAGTGCAGGAGGACTGATACATGGACTACAAAGATTTTGTGCCGAATGTGCATTTCGAGCTGATCCCCATTAAGAGCCTCGTATCCAACCAGGACTACCAGAGGAGCCTCTCCCGGGCGCATATTCTCCGCACAGCGGAAAACTTTGACCTCTACCAGATAAACCCCGTCAAGGTCAGCCGCCGGGACGGCATCAACTACGTTTTCAACGGGCAGCATACGATTGAGATTGTGGCGGTAGTCTCCGGTTCCAGAGACACGCCGGTCTGGTGCATGGTGTATGACGACCTCGACTACACGACGGAGGCTGACGTCTTCGCCAAACAGCAGAAATATGTAAAATCTCTTCTTCCCTTTGAGATTTTCACTGCCAATGTGGAGGCAGGAAACGAAGAACAGCTGACAATCAAGGCAATTGTGGAGGCATACGGGCTGACGCTCTCCCCCAGCCGCTGCGCCCCCGGATGTATCTGCGCCATATCCACGCTCGAATACATCTATGAAAAAATGGGGTTTCATGTTCTGGACCGCACGCTGCGACTGTGCATTGCCGCCTGGGAGGGGGATCCCCTTTCCCTGAGCGGAAACATGCTGAAAGGCATCGCAAGGCTGATTGTGGCCTACGGCGACAGTCTGAGGGACGACCTTTTCAAGGACAAGGTTGGGCTCTACTCCGCAAGGGAGATTGGGCGAACGGCAAGAGAACGGAAAGCCGGCTCCCTCGGCTATGCGGAGGCTATGCTCATCGCCTACAACCGCAAAATGAAATGCGCCCTCAAATGGTCGAATCTCTATTCCAACAAAAACGAAATCCCGGACGAAGCAGAGCTGGAAGATGCGGAAGAGAATGATGAAGAAACCTCTGACAGTGAGCAAGAGGAAATGGAACTTTGTAATCCCTAACCAGGCCTGGCTAGTGCCGGTTAGTCTCTCAAGTTGATATGGTTACTTTAAGGGTTTTTTTATCCGTTGAAAACCCGTCCCTAGCTTTGACGCTTACGAAAAGAGAGCGCATCGGGGCATAAAGAAAGGGCCGGTACCAAAGTGCGAAAGCACCGGGTACCGGCCCTTTTTTTATAACGGGAAAAATGTTGCTGAGTCCTTTTTGCGACTCGGTCCGTTTTAGAATGCGTACATGGGTTTACTATCCATCCATAGAAAGGAAGCAATTGTCTTTTTCTGGGGCTTGTGCTATATTTACCCTGTGTTATTATAAACTTGATTGACAGTTCTATGGTAAAGCCAGAACAACAGACTTGTTTAAGGAGTTCATCATTTTATGCTTCATGCTATTGATCTTTTCTGTGGTGCCGGTGGACTTTCCAAAGGATTCATGGATGCCGGAGTTGATATTATTCTCGGCGTGGATTTTGACAAGGCTGCACTCGAGACATTTGAAAAAAATCACGGAAACGCAATTGGCCTGTCTGCTGATCTAAGTAAGCAGGAAACTTTTGACGAAATCCAACAAATAGCCGATAACGCCGGGAAGACAATCGATTTGGTAATCGGTGGACCCCCGTGCCAGGGGTTCTCCCTAACAGGACCAAGAAATTTCGATGACCCCAGAAACAAACTTTACCTGGCTGTCTTTGAAATGGTCAAACAGTACAAACCGAAAGGCTTCCTGATAGAAAACGTGCCGGGCATGGCAACATTGTACGGAGGTCAGATAAAGGACGAAATACTCCGGCGTTTTCGGGCAATGGGGTATAATGTTGACTGTAAAATACTGACTGCGGCTGATTATGGAGTGCCCCAAATAAGGAAGAGGCTTGTATTTATGGGAATTCGGGACGATATCGGAGATCCAGTATTCCCTGATCCAACAGTTGACCCGGATCATTACATAACCTGCAGGGAGGCACTTGACGATCTCCCGGCAAGGACAGATGATTCCGATCTCGGGGAAGAGATGGACACATATGATAAGCCCGCAAGAACAAACTATCAAAAGATGATGCGCCGGAACAGCCCGTTTCTTTGGAATCATGTGGCAACGGCACATAAGCAGTTTGTGAAAGACACGATTGCTCAGGTTCCTGAAGGAGGCAACTGGAAAGACCTGCCCACAGGCGTTGGTGAAAGCCGCAAGTTCCATGAAGCCTGGACAAGGTATCATGGAGACAAACCATCAAGAACCATAGACACCGGACACAGAAACCATTTCCACTACGAGTATAACCGGGTACCGACAATTAGGGAAAATGCCAGACTCCAAAGTTTCCCCGACAGCTTTGTTTTTTATGGTTCGAAAACTGAGCAGAACAGACAGGTCGGCAATGCGGTACCTCCCCTGTTGGGGAAAGCTCTTGCTGAACAAATGATAAAGATTATCGAGGGTCAGAATGCTTAATTCAATTGAATTGTTTGCCGGCTGTGGCGGCCTCCTGGATGGCTTTGAACAGTCAGGCAGGTATAATCTTCTCGCAGCTGTTGAGTGGGAAGCGCCGCCTTGTGAGAACCTGAAACGACGCTTATCAGATAAATGGGGCATGCAGGATGCAGAAGAGAGAGTTCTGCGTTTCGACATCCAACGTACGGAAGAGCTCCTCAATGGGTGGGACAATGATCCGGAGTACGGAAGCGGCTGCGGACTTGACAAACTCGCCGAAGGAAAAACAGTAGATGTGATCGCCGGCGGTCCCCCCTGCCAGGCATACTCAATTGCGGGCAGGGTCCGTGATGAGAACGGGATGCGGAACGACTACAGAAACTACCTCTTTGAGAGCTATTTGAAAGTTGTTACTCATTACCAACCAAAAGCATTCCTGTTTGAAAATGTACCGGGCATTCTCACGGCACGGCCTGGCGACGGTGAAGAGCTGATCATAAACAGAATCCATAAAGAGTTTGAAAATGCCGGTTACGCTGTTCTGCCTGACCTTTCCAAGGCAGTGGTTGATATGTCAGAATATGGTGTACCCCAGAAAAGAAGCAGAGTTATTATTCTCGGCCTGTCCAAAGCTGTATTCGGCGACAAGTGCATACCGATGTTGGAAAGATACTATAATGAGCTGCTGCCTTCCTTTCGTGTTGAAAAAAAGAAAACTGTTCGGGAAGCAATTGGTGATCTTCCAAAGCTGTGCCCTCTTGGCCGGACAGAAAAATATGAAGGTAAGAACATATCTCATAACCTGCCGGTACCATGGGTCGAGAATCATATAGCACGTTGGCAGTCGGACAGAGATATACAGATATTCCGACTACTGGAAGAAGATGTTGAATCTGGCCGACATGAATACGTGACAACCGACGCACTGAAAAAACTGTATACTGAGAAGACTGGGAAGACCTCAAACGTACATAAGTATTATGTGTTGCGGTGGGATGAACCAAGCAACCTGATTCCCGCTCATTTGTACAAGGACGGCCTTAGGCATATTCATCCTGATCCGGAACAGGCTCGGAGTATAACTGTGAGGGAAGCCGCCCGGCTTCAGACCTTCCCGGATGATTATATTTTTTATGGCAGCAATGTTGCGACCTATAAGATGATTGGCAATGCTGTGCCGCCATTGTTTGCCAAAAAGGCTGCGCTTGCCCTGAGCGATTTATTGGAAGAGTAAACCAACTTTTTGGGGGAAAGGGAAATGCTATACTACGACAATCTGTATGATATAGTTTTTCACAGACATGAGCTCATCCGGTGCGATGAGTTGATTGTCATCTCCGGCTACGTTGGCCCGGCTCCCGTCCACAGAACAGAGGAGATTCCTCTGAAAACAACGGTGGTTTATGGCATGTACGCTTCGGATGGTATCCACAGGAGTCTCTATAACGCTCTGGTAAATGAAGAGAACAGTTTACCAAACCTAAGAGTCCTCTGCTCAACGATACCGGTACACACAAAAGCATACTTGTGGCTCAACAAGGGAGATGTTGTTCATTCCCTTATCGGCTCTGCAAACTTCTCCATCAACGGTCTGACAACACCTTACAAAGAAACACTGGCAGAAACAACGGCTGATACATTCAGACCGTTGGAAACATACAGGGATTACGTTTTTAGCAAGTGTATACCATGCAGCCAGGCCACAGTCCGGTTAACACCAAGACAAGTTGCAGCCCAACCTGTAGTTGGTACTTATAACCCGGACATCTGTGATCTCCCTCTTTACTTGATGGATGGCGGTATTAAGACAATGCCCGCCCAAAGCGGTGTTAACTGGGGTATGGCAAAGGTCCTTAGTGGCAGCCACGTAAATATAAACGACGCATATGTACCGATACCGGCCGAGAGTGTGGACCGCTATCCACTGCTGTTCCCTGCCAAACAGTCAGCGCCGGTCAAAATGGAATCCGTTTACCGTGAGGGGCACCGGCATAATGACACCGTGGAAGTGATCTGGGACGATGGCACTGAAATGGCCATGTTACTGGAAGGTACTCGTGGCCGTCGCGATAATAACGGAAATAAAATCTGGTATCCTAAACAAATCGCAACAAGTCCAAGCAAGGCTGAATTGGGACGGTATCTCCGCAGAAGGTTGGGAGTTCCTGAGGGAAAACCAATTACATATGCCGACCTGGAAGCCTATGGCCGGGATTCTATTTCTATTTCTCTTCAGGGCGAAGGAATCTATTATTTTGACTTCTCACCCAAAAAAGCAGCCGGAGCGGTGACCTACCTTAAAGCAGCTGAAAGCCCCAACAGTTATGGGGAAGATAATGAATAAACATGGATGATTTGACTAAAGAACAGCGCAGAAAAAATATGCAGCATATCCGGTCAAAAGACACTTCCATTGAAATCAAACTCAGACTTGCTTTATGGGAGAAGGGCATCCGTTACAGGAAAAATTACAGCAAGTTACCTGGTAAACCGGATATAGCCATCACAAGGCACAGAATTGCAATTTTCTGTGATAGTTCCTTTTTTCACGGAAGGAATTTTGATATAAAAAAGCCCGTTGCCACAAACCACGAGTTCTGGGATGCTAAGATTAAAAGAAATATGCAACGTGATATTGAAGTTAATCAGAAGTTGGAAAACCTGGGTTGGACAGTAATCCGCTTTTGGGATATCGATATTAACAAGCACTTGGAAGAGTGCGTTGATAAAATCGAAAAAATCATCGCCACGCTCTAACCCTGTACCAGAAGAACTCTAAAAAGGCGGAACCTCGACAGAGGCTCCGCCTTTTTGGCTTATTGAGATTTTTTACCGAAGTTCCAAAACGCTTTGGTTATTTGATTTACCTGTTCATCTGGCAACGCGGAAAGTGCATCAAGAATAGGTTTATATAGTGGTTGGATCGTTTCTTCAGTAAACTTCTGATAGAACTGCTTGCCGTCATTTGTTGGTTTCACAAGCACAATTTTATGATTTTCATTATACCTGTACCGCTCAACATACCCCAATGAAGATAGACTCTTTAACGCCTTTGAAACAGTTCCTTTGGGCAAGTCGAGTATTCCCGCTATATCTGTTACTTTGGGATTGTTATTCTCAGCCTCAATAATGGCCCCCAATATCAGCCATTCAGTGATACCAATATCAACCAGATTACCATTAGCCGTTGTGCGGTATCTTATTTTTGCGTTCGAATAGCTGATAAGGGAGTTAATCAGGCCCTTGTATCTACCAAAATAATCAGTCATCTTGAACATAACTCCATAGCTTTCGCGATTTTTCTGAGCGGATATTATTTCTTTGTATTATACCAACTTCTCCCGTGTATAGTCAAAGTTTTTTTGTCCTGTCTCTGTTTTTAGAAGTACAGTTATAGTTATAACTCACTGACCCGTCCAAAAATGGAAAACGGCATAGTCAGCATTAGACTATACCGTTTTTCATAATGGCCAATTCCTCAAGCAGCAACAACTAATCCCATACAGGCCGCTCTTTTATTGTTGTACTGGCTCTATCATATTGAGTTTCACATTCTCAGTCGGAGGCAGGGTCATCTCGGAATTCAGGCTGGCGATAATGGTGTTCTCAGTCAGCTCGTTCATGTTTCTGATGGCGTACACATAATCCCGCTCTTCCGGGCTGGCCCATTTCTCCCGGAGCTTCACAGTGTCCCCCACCCGGAGGGTTTTTTCCGGCTTTCCATCTGTGAATGGAAGAATGGTCAGGACGGTGTTGGTATCGTCAATGACGGAAATGTTGCGGTAAAGGCCGGAGTCATCGTCCTCAAACAGCTTCAGGTGGGCCTCCGCCTCTTCCCTTGTATGATAGACATAGTCCTCCGCCCGGCCGGTGACCCTGGAAAATCTGGTAACAAACATCTTAATACCTCCGTCTGTGATCTGTTTCATCCTGTTTTCGTGATTTCAGGATACCAATAACCTGGTGCAAAAATCGCGACTTGGTGGCGGGAAAGCGGATTCTACGCCGCTCTTTTTTTAGTTTTCTTCGCGCTGGTTTTCTTCCGGGTGTAGAGTTGGACGCCCTCCCACTTGGAGGGGTTCTTCCGGACGGAGCTCACCTGCCACACCTCGGCGAGGGGCTGATCATCAGGCCAGCTCTCATCCCGGCTGTAGTCCGGGAAGAGCTGGACAGTGTCATCGAATACGGGGTCAGAGCCGTATTCGGGAAACGGATCACAGCGATCCTCCGGGAAGGAATCACAGGTTTCTTCCGGAAGGTAATCGCAGCCGTAATCCGGGAAGGGATCGTAGTCTTTTTTCATTTTTATACCTCATTCCTGATTGTTTTCTGTGGCGGTGTCCTAAGGGACTAGGCTTCGCCGTCGCGGATGCCCACAATGCGGGCGATGGGAAGCGTCTCATATACACCGCTCTTCGGCCTCCTGGAGGCCAGTACCACAGTGCCGGCGGTGGTATCCACCCGCCGCACATGATCCGCCACCTCCTGATAGGAGCCGCCCTCCTTCGACCCGTCCGGGACGAAGACCGTGAAGATCACGAAGGGCCTCTCCCCTGCCGCGGCTTTCTCCGCAACGCGGGAGAGCCTGCGGTTCAGGATCTCCAGCTCGTACTCCTCAAGCTGCAGCTCCCGGTCCGTGAGGCGGGCCTCTTCGGCGATCATATCCTCATAGCCGGAGAGGGCCTTGTAGGAGGCGAACTGGGCGGAGCGGTCATAGAGGGACATGGGCGGGTGCGTCTCGGACCGGTGACGAGGGAGGTCAATAATATCCGCATATACCTCCCGGGGATCCGGTTCTTTCTCCGTAATTCCATGTGTCACGGCTTCTCATCCTCCTCTCCCGCCCGGTGACCGCCGATCTGGCGGTTCCGGTCCCTGGTGGTGGCACCCTCCAGGAAGTTGGTGCCTTTTAAAATGGCGTTCTTTCCGTACTTTGCCTGCATGGCGAGGGTGGCTTTCTGCAGCCGGCGTTCCTTCGCCTCGGCGGCCTCTTCCGCGGCCTGACGGTCGCGGCGCTTTTTTTCTTCCTCCGTGTCGAGGCCCGGATCATCAAAGAGGGAAATCTGCTCCCGGTGGACGCCCTTCGGGGTCTCCTCCGGGATCTCATCCTCATCCACAAGGTTCACGGCGGCGATGTTCACCCGGCGGACCGTGAGTCTGGGATCCACAATCGAGTCGAAGAGATCCAGCATGGCGTTCATGACGCGCCTGGTGCTGTTGGACCATTTGGCGAGGTTCGCCGTGCCGTGGGCGTGCTTCGGATGGGGCTTGCCGTAGTGGTTGAGGGTGACAGTACCGTCATAGATCTCACCGCTCTCTTTAACGGCGTAAACGCAGTCCCGCCAGGTGTCGCCGGGGACGGCGACGGTAAGGCAGCTCCAGTCATAACTGATGGTGAGCTCCAGCTTTTTGGTGACGAGGCTTTTACGCACCAGATCCAGCACCAGAAGCTCCGTCATCTCCCGCACAATGATGCGGGCCTTGTCGAAGGGATAGGGCTCGGACAGCACCTGACCGGAGGAAAGGGAGGTCGCCTCCGGCCGGTACTGCCGGATGGTGGCGATCTCAGTCGGCTCCCAGCCCCAGGCGTGATCGATGAGCAGCTCGGCGTTGATACCGAATTCCTTATACAGAACCTCCTCGTCCCGGACGCTCTGCCGGGCCACATCGCCCATGGTGTAGAGACCGTGCTTCTCAAGCCGCCGGGCGATGCCGGGGCCCACACGCCAGAAGTCCGTAAGGGGCCGGTGGCACCAGAGCTTCTCCCGGTAGGTCCGCTCGTTCAGCTCGGCGATGCGTACCCCGTCCTGATCGGCGGGAACGTGTTTCGCGACAATGTCCATGGCGACCTTGGCAAGGTACATATTGGTGCCGATACCGGCGGTGGCGGTGATTCGGGTCTCCCGCAGCACCTCCCGGATGAGGGACATGGCGAGCTCATGGGCGGTGAGATGGTAGGTCTGAAGATAGAGGGTAACATCCAGGAAGCACTCGTCGATGGAATAAACGTGGATATCCTCCGGGGCAATGTACTTCTGGTAGATGGAGAAGATCTTTGTGCTGACCTCCTCATAGTACAGCATGCGGGGCGGGGCCACGATGTAACCCAGCTCCAGAGAGGGATCGGCGGCGAGGGCCTCCGCATCGAAGGAGGCGGAAGCGAAATGGTACTTCCCCTCTTCGTCTTTGGGAAGGACACCGAGCTTCAGGGCCTTCTGAAAGCGCCGGGCGTTGACCTCCTTCACCCGCTGCACCACCTCAAAGAGCCTGGCCCGCCCGGAAATGCCGTAGGCCTTCAGGGAGGGCGACACGGCGAGACAGATGGTCTTCTCCGTGCGGGAGGAATCCGCCACCACAAGGTTTGTGGTCAGAGGATTCAGACCCCGGTCGGCGGCCTCGGCGGAGGCGTAATAGGACTTGAGGTCGATGGCGAGATAGGTGCGGTTCATCAGGCCGTCTCCGGGCTCATGACAAACCAGCGTCCGAAGCGGTTGGGCAGAAGATCCGAGGGGCGCTCATAGTAGAGGTAGCGCTCCTCGCCCCGGATGACCACGGTGTAGCGGTCGCCCCGGTTTTCGGGAAAGAGATCCTTGACCGAGTCGATGGGAAAGGTTCTGCCGTCCTTCCAGATGATGGCGCGGGGCTGCATGTAGCCGGTGGAATCAAAGTCCGAATTCACTTTTACATAAGTCTTGTTGTTCATGGCATCAAATCGAATCGGAGCGGTCCTCAATGCGCCCCAGGAACTTCCGGTTGGGGGTGAAAGGGACATTGACGGGGTGGCCCGCCTTTTTCATTTCCGCGAGCTTCAGGGCCAGCAGGTTCACGTTGACGCCGAAGGACGCTGCGGTGGTGATGACATCCAGACCGCGCTGAACCATGTCCAGAAGCTCGTCATCGTCGATGAGGAGATTCGCGGCGAAGAGGTTGGCCTCGTACTCCGTGCGGTTGTGCATGTCGAAGAGCTCCATGTGCATGAGGTACTCAGGCGTGGCGAGGTACCGCTTGTGGAAGAGAATGTGGCCGATCTCATGGGCGCAGCACATGCGCTGCATCTCCTGACTGAGATTTGCGTTAATGAAAATGAAATAGTTCCGCATGACCAGCTTGCAGAAGCCCTTGGTCTTTTTCAGATCCACGAAGCGGACCTGAAAACCCAGATATTCCGCGATCCGGAAGGGGTCGCTGGTGCCGTACTTCCGGAACAGCGCCCTCGGAACGGAAAAGAGTTTTTCGTTCATTCCGAACCTCCTGTTCAGGTTCCGGAATCCTCATCGGCCGGGCGATAACGCCGGTTGACATACTTCCGGTTGATCTGCTTTGCGTCCCAGTACGCGTCCTGAATGGCCCGCATGACCTCGTCCAGGTCCTCCTCGGCGATCTCACCGCCGGCGGCGAGGCCCTGAAAGTCCCGGACGATGCCCCAGGCCTGGTTCAGGCCCCGGCTGCCGTACTGGACATTCGCCTCCAGGATGAAATCCGTGCCGTCATCGAGGAAGGCCTTCTCCTCCACGCCCAGCACCCCGGCGAGCTTTGAGTAGGTGTCGCGGCTCTTGGGCATGCGGGCGTCCAGCTCATAATTCTGAATGGTGCGGAGGGAAATACCCGTGGCGTCCGCCAGGGCCGCCTGGGAAAGCCCCTTCGCCTGTCTTGCCTTGCGCAGCTTTTCTCCAAATGTCATGATCGTTGTCCTTTCTGCCTCTGCCCGGCGCGGCGGTTACGCAGCTTCAGGGCTGCGGAAAATCTTAACTTTCGTAAAGACGCAACTTTCGTCTTGACAGCCGTGTAACCGGAGCGTATATTATGTTTCGTGAAACACGCAAGTTCTGAACGTAATATAAGCCTGATTACGTAATTTGTCAAGAGCAATCTGAAATATTTTCTGCAACAGGGTGTGGAAAAGTGCGCAAGTTGCGTAAGTTACCGGCAATAAGGAGGACGAAATGAGATATGGGAACTGTTACGAGAATGGAAGTAATGCGGCTGCGGCTGCGGGGAAAGGTGAAGTGCCCCCACTGCAGACAGGTGCTGAGCCTCATTTATGAGGGCGCCAGCGGGTACACCGGAGAGAAATGCAAACGGTGCAGACAGGAGTACCTGGTGAATATGGAGACACTGGAAACGGTCCTGATCGAAGAGGCCGGGTAAACTGAATAACGGGCTTCCGAGCGTTGAGGGCCACCGTGCCGCGCAGCTGACGCGCTGGCGAAACAGATAGAATGTGCCACTCCATGAGCCGGAGCAGACTGAGATCCCAAGAGGGCGGATAACACCGCTCCCCCGGATCTGAGGCTGCTCCGGCTTTTTTATTTTCGGAAGAACCGGAAAAAAATTTCGGAATTCCGGACAAGAACTGTCCGGAATCCCCCGTAGACTATGGCCCGTGAGGCGGAAAGGAGGGAAAAGAGTGACAGCGGCGGAACGGCGGCAGGAGATCATGAACGCGCTGATCCTGCGCAGAAGCGAAAGCGTGGGAAATCTGGCTGCGGAGTTTGCCGTCAATGAGCGGACAATCCGCAGGGATCTGACCGAGCTGTCACTCCGGTACCCGATTGAAACCATGACCGGGCCTCAGGGCGGCGTGAAACTGGCGGACTGGTTCCGGCCCTCCCGGAAGGTGCTGACCCGGGAACAGATCGAAGCGGTCCGGGAGGCCGCCCGGTTCCTGGAGGGGGAAAAGAAACAGGCGCTGCTGAGCATCCTGACCCAGTTCACCGCTCCCTGAGACCTCTGAAACCCGAAAGGAAAACAGAAGGCCCTTCGCCAGTGAATTCCCAAGTCCGGTACGAGGGCATTGATAGCGAAAAACCTTCTGTGGAGGAGAAATATAACACAGCCCCTGCGGTAACGGCAAGGGTTAAAAAGGAGAAGCTGATGGAAAAAGACTACGGATTCAAACCCGGAGACCGCCTGGAGGTGGTCTGGGGTGAGGAAGGGAAAAGAAAAAGCCAGATCGTGACCGTGGTACAGGAAGGCACCTATGAGATCCAGGTGGACGTCGGAGAGTACCGGGCGTGGATCATGAAGTGCGACCTTGTAAACGGCGATCTGAGCATCAGGAAAATCGGAGGAGAAGAACATGAACGAGCTGGTGAGATATGAGGAAGAAGGCCGCGGGGAGGCCATGCCCGCGGTGGTACGGAACGATCAGGACGCCCTGATGAGCATGGACTTTGACAATGTCCTGGCCCTCGCGGAGCGGGCTGACCGGATGGTAACGGCCCTCAACAAGATCATGGCGGCGGCGGTCCGGGTGACCACGCCGAAGGACTGGGTGCTGATCGGCGGGACGCCCTATCTGCAGGAGAGCGGGGCCACCAAAGTGGCGCGGCTCTTCGGGATCGGCTGGAGAATCCACGAGGGATTCCCGAAGGTGGAATGGGATACGGACGGCTACCCCACCTATACCTACCGCATGACCTTCCGGATGGGAAACCAGAGCATTGAGGCGGAAGGAATGAGAAACGCCAGAGACGAGTTCTTCGCCGGGAAGCGGAGCGACCGGGAGGGAAAGAGCCTGAAGCAGAAAACCGTGGATGAGATCGACCTCGCTGATGTGAAGAGGGCGGCCTATACCAACTGCCTGAACCGGGGAATCAAGGCGATCCTCCCGGGGCTGAGGAATCTGGACGCGGCGGCGCTGGAAGAAAACGGCGTGAACCTGGGGGCCTCCGGCGGCTACACCTTCAAAACCGGGGCAAAGGGCGGAGCGAAACCGGCGGACAGTGCCGTTGTGTGCGAGAGCTGCGGGAGTGCCGTCAGCCAGAAGGTGGCCAGTTACGCCCAGGGAAAATTCGGGCGGGTGCTGTGCATGAACTGCCAGAAAAAAGCCTCTGCCGGAGAACCGCTTGACGGCAGAGCGGAGAACGGGGCGGGCGGGGACGCCCCCCCGCCCATGGACGACCGGGACGACCCCGGCCCAAGGAGGCGGTAAGCGATGCTGACTGCGGAATACATTGACGGAAAAGTCCGGGACTTTGTGCGGAGCGAAATCCGGGTAAGCCCCTGCGAGCATCTGAGAGCCTCCAATATCGGGCATCCCTGCGAGCGGTACCTTTATCTGCTGATCCGGTACTGGGAGGAACAGGAACCCCATGATGAGGGGCTGCAGAACATCTTTGACCTGGGCAACAGCATGGAGGAGTACACGATCCGGAAGCTGCGGGACGCGGGGCTGGAGATCATCACCCCGGCACAGCGGAGCTGGAAGGTGGAAAACCCCCTCATCACCGGCCGGGAGGACATCCGCATCAAGGATCCGGAGACGGGAGAGCTGTTCCCGGCGGAGATCAAGGGTCTTTCCCCCTATGAGTGGGAGAAACTGAACCGTGTGGAGGACTTTTACCAGTCCCGGCGCTGGTATGTGCGGGGCTACCCCGCGCAGCTGATGGTTTACTGCTGGAAGTTTGAGAAGGAAAAGGGCTTTTTCATCCTGACCAACAAGCTCACCGGAGAGCTGAAGATTATCGAGGTTCCCTTCGACTGGGAAAGGGCGGACGAGCTGCTGAAGAAGGGCGAGCGGATCTACGCCGCCCTGGAGGACAGAACCGGGAAAACGGTACCGGAGGGCTGCGAGGATCTCACGGTGTGCGAGGGCTGCCGGCTGCGGCACCTCTGCACGGCGGCTCACGAGCGGCCGGAGACCGAAGTGGACGACGGCGAACTGGAAGAGGCCATCGAGCGGAAAAATGAGCTGGCTCCCCTCTACCGGGAGTACGGTGAGGTGAACGAGCGGATCAAAAAGCTGGTGGGCGACCGGGAGCAGGTTCTGAGCGGAAAGTACCTGGTGACCTCGAAGGTGCTGAAAAAGGCGGAGTACACCGTCCCCGCCCGGGAGGAGCGGAGGATCACGGTGCGGAGGCTGTAGGCCGGAACGGTACGCAGGGACGCCGGGAAAAGAAAGAATCAAAGGAGAAAACGGCGATGCCGAACCGAATTATCAAGGAAACCATACGAACATCAAAGTCGGTGAACTCGCTGTCAGATTTTCTGTTCCGGGTGTGGATTTATCTCATCACCTATGTGGACGATTACGGGCGCGGAAGCGCCGATGCGGAGCTGCTCAAAGGTTTTGTGTTTCCGAGGAAAAACGGAATCACCGAACACCAGATCACAGAGGCGCTCAGGGCTCTGGCGAGCAGGGGCATGATTCAGCTCTACGAAGTGGAGGGTGAACCGTACTTCTGCTTTCCGAAGTGGGACGAGCACCAACAGATCAGGGCGAAAAAGAGCAGGATACCCGCGCCTGAAAACGGCGGATATCAGATGATATCAGATGAAATCACATGCGCCCGTAATCCAATCCAATCCAAAACGAATCCGAATCCTAAACCGAATCAGAATCCGGTTGAGGTGTGTGACGCGCGCGCGGAGGCCGGGGACGGAGCGGAAACGGCGGGGAGCAATGACCGCTGGGAGGAATTCTGGAACGCCTATCCCAGGAAGATCGGCGGGAGCATTGATGCGGCCTGCAGGGAGTATCTGAACGCGCTGGAAAGCGGGGCGGAGCCGGAGCTTCTGATCCGTAAGGCGAAGGAGCTTGGGGACACCACGCCCCCGGAAATGAGGCGGTATATCCCGGCTGCGGAAAAGTGGCTGCGGAACAAGGGATGGCTGCAGAGCGTTCAGGGGGCGGGAGCGAAAACCAACAACCCCTTTCTGCAGCTGTATGCGGAGGAATACGGACTATGACGAGAGAAGAGACGCTGCAGGTGCTGAGCATCCTGAAGGCGGCCTATCCCCACAGCTTCATGAAGATGACGAAGCTGGACGCGGAGGCGATGGTCACCCTCTGGTGCCGGCAGTTTGAGGCGGAGGACGCGAAGGCCGTGGGAATGGCGGTGGACGCCCTGATCGCCACCCGGAGGGAGGGCTACTCCCCTACCATCGGCGAAGTGAAGGAACAGCTGCACCGCATCCGAAAATCAGGCACGGAACTGAGCGACAGCGAGGCCTGGGCTCTGGTGGAGAAGGCCTGCCGGAACGGCCTTTACGGATTCCGGCAGGAATACGAGCGTCTGCCGGAGGCGGTGCGGAGAGCGGTGGGGGCGCCGGAGCAGCTGAAGGCCTGGGCCGCCATGGATGAGGAAACGGTGAATTCCGTGGTGGCCTCGAACTTCAGGAAGACCTACCGGACAGTGCAGCAGCGGGAAAAGGAAAACTCTATGCTCCCGGCTGGGGTTAGGGCCTTTTCCGCGGCGCTGGCGGAAAACCTCGGAATGAGGGAACTGGAAGCGGGAAAGGAGGGTCGCACAGAAGATGGAACAGAGTTCACAGACCATGAGGGCGGTTTTGCCGGATGGATCTCCCCTGCTCCCGGATGACGGGAGAAGGCGGAGAACGGAAATGCGGGGCGGGTTCGATGTGAGGCGCATCATGCGGCGGTACGGAATCCTGCTCATGACGGCGGCGGTGTTTACCGTGTACACGGTGTGTCTTTCCGCATTCGTTGCCCGAAGGGCGGAAAAGAGGGTCCGGCTGGAGGTGACGGAGGCTGTAACGGCGGAACTCCGTCAGGAGTATGAGGCGAAGATTACGGAACTGGAGGCGGAGCGGAACCGGGTCCTCACAGACGAGGAAAGTCTGCGGGGGGCCATTGAGGCCCTCAAGGCACCTTTGGCGCAGCATGCGGCAGGGCTGAGGATGGACCGGAAGGTCACGAAGGAAGGGGCGGAGACCTATCTCTATGTGGACTGTGCGAGGTGGCTCTCCGGGCTTCACGGGAAGACCATTGAGGAGGTGCTCTCGGAGCCGAATCAGGTGGAGGCCTATACCCCGGGTCATGCCACTCGGAACGAGGACGAAGAGATTGCGGAACGGGTGGCGACGGCGATCCTGACCGGGAAATACCCGGACGGATTCACGCCGGAGCTTCGGTACGCGGAGATAAACGCCGACGGCAGCGTCACAGCCAGGGACAAGTGGAAGACCGACAGCACCACCACCTTCTGGAGAATCCGGTGAGAGGCGGCATGAAAATCAGAAAAGCTTTCTGCCTCTTTGAGCAGAGCGGAACCTTCAGGGACGCGTTCCGGGAGCTGGGAATTGAGGCGGAAGATTACGACATACAGGACGACTTCGGTGTTACGGATCACAGGATTGATCTCTTTGAAGAGATCGACAGAGCCTACCGGGGAGAACAGAGTCTCTTCGATGAGATCGGGGATCAGGACATTGTCCTTGCGTTCTTCCCCTGCACCCGGTTTGAGGCTCAGATTCAGCTGGCCTTCCGGGGAGAGCAGAGGCAGTGCAGAGGCTACAGCGACCTTCAGAAACTGGAGCAGAGCATGAGGCTCCATGAGGAACTCCACCGGCATTATCTGCTGATCAGCAGGCTCTTTGTGATCGCCCTGAGGGGCGGATGGAGAATGATCGTGGAAAACCCGGTAACACCGCCCCACTACCTGACGGCCTACTTTCCGGTCAGACCGGCGCTGACAGACAGGGACAGAACCCTGAACGGCGATTACTACAGGAAGCCGACCCAGTACTGGTTCGTGAACTGCAGGCCGGAACAGAATATGTTTCTGGAACCGCTGGAGGCGGTTGAGACTAAGCGGATCAAAAAGGTCAACGGGGCAAACCGGCAGCAGATACGCAGCCTGATACACCCGCAGTATGCGAGAAGGTTTATCCTGGCGCATATCGTGGATCAGCAGTGAAAACATGAGGTTTGGAAGAATGAACAAGTTCGGTGCGAAAAAAGTGAACATGGACGGGATGGTCTTCGACAGCAAGGCGGAAGCGGTGCGCTGGCGGGAGCTGAAGCTGCTGCAGAGGGCGGGGAAAATCTCCGGTCTGGAGCGTCAGGTAAAGTATGAGATCATCCCGGAGCACCGGGAACCGGATACTGTGGGGCCCAGAGGCGGCCTGATCCGCGGGAAACTGATTGAGCCCGCACGGTATTATGTGGCGGACTTCGTGTATACGGTGACTGAGAGCGGAGAGACTGTGGTCGAGGATGTGAAGGGATTCAGGACACCGGAGTACCGGCTGAAAAAAGCGCTGATGCTGGACCGGTACGGGATCCGGATCAGGGAGACGACATGAGCGGAAAAGAAACGAAGCGGGACGAGAGGAACGTAGGCGGAAAGGACGCGCCCGCCGGGGCCAGAGAATGGCTTGGGCGGGCGCGGGGGCTTGGAACGGAGATCCGGGCTTATGAGCTGGCCCTGCGGGAGATCCGGGAGCGGACAGCGCGGATCACCAGAGCGCCGCAGTCGGAGACGCGGAGGGGAACGCCGGATGCCCACAAACAGGAAAAGCCCCTGGAACTGGAGGACGAACTGCGGGAGAAGCTGGAGGAACTGAACCGGATCAACAGTGAAATCTGCGGGGCAATCTGGAAGCTCAAAAGCACAAAGCAGCGCACGGTGCTTTTCAGCTACTACGTGCGCTGCCTGACGCTGGAGCAGATCGCCGAGGAGATGGACTGCTCGGTGAGGAATGTACAGAATTTGAGGAAGCGGGGGGAAAGGGAAATTGAAGGAATGCTCTAAAAGCCGTGTTTATTAAAAATACGGTTAGGTTCCTTGTTTTTCCACCTGTATCGGTGATATCATCCATAGTAGAAGTATTCCGGAGAAGGAAGCGAAAGCTCCCCTCTCCGGTTTTTTATTCAGGCGGGCAGTTGACCGAAGAAAGGGTGACTACCGGCTATGGCACAGACCAAAGCGCAGAAAGAGGCAACGAAAAAGAACCTGAAGAAAGGGGCGGCCACTCAGTTTAAAAGCGGGAAAGAAGCGGCAAAGAACGGTCGGAAAGGCGGTGTCGCCTCCGGCGAGTCGAAACGCCGGAGCAAGAACCTTTCCCAGCTGGCACAGGTGCTGGCAGATGCCCCCGTAAAAGGCGAAGAACAGCTCGCCAGGCTCCGGGAGCTTGGCTTTGAAGGAGAAGACCTGGTCAATGACGCGCTTGCCGTCTCGGGCATTTTTGAGGCCATACAGAAAGGCAATGTGGCGGCCTTCGAGAAATGGGAGGAACTGAAAGACCGGGCTGAGAACGAAGGAAACGAAACTGCCCGGGAGAGGGCCCTCGCCGTAATGCGGGGAAACTTCTGGGAGAACATCAATTCCAACTTCGGAGCCTTCGCCGTGTACGCCATCAAGCACCGCTATAAGCATTTTGAGGCCTCCGGCGGAAGAGGATCCATGAAATCCTCCACCGTTTCCCTGCTGGTCGTAAGGCTCGTCATGGAGCACCCGGCGGTACACGCCCTGGTGCTGCGGAAAGTCGGGAACACCATCGCCGACTCCGTCTTCACCCAGTATCAGTGGGCCATCACGCAGCTGGGCGTCGGGGATTACTGGAGGGCCAGAACCGCCCCGCCGACCCTGACCTTCAAGCCCACGGGACAGAGAATCATGTTCCGGGGTGCGGACGACCCCCTGAAGCTCAAATCCATCAAGGCCCCCTTCGGATATATCGGAATCACGCATTTTGAGGAAAAGGACCAGTTCTCCGGGAGACCTGAGATCGACAGCATCCTGCAGTCCACCATGCGGGGCGGAGAGGAGTTCTGGAACTTTGAGAGCTATAACCCTCCCCTCTCCCGGGACAACTGGGCGAACGTGGACAGTGCTGAAGCAAGGGACGACCGGCTGCAGCACCGGAGCACCTACCTGGACGTGGATCATCCCGAATGGCTGGGAAAGGCCTTTCTGGAAGAAGCGGAAGAGCTGAAACAGCGGGATGAGCGCAGATACCGGCACGAGTATCTGGGGATCCCGGTGGGAACCGGAGGAAATGTCTTTGAGAACCTGGAGCTGCGGGAGATACCCGACGAGGAGATCCGGCGCTTTGACCGGATCTATCAGGGTGTGGACTGGGGCTGGTTCCCCGATCCCTACGCCTTTATCCGTCTCCACTATGACGCGGCGAGAGAGACCATCTACCTGATGGACGAGTACTGCGAAGTGCGGCTCACCAACGAGCAGACCGCCAAATGGATCCTGAAGAAGGGATACAACGACGCCTACACCGTCTGCGACAGTGCGGAACCCAAGAGTGTGGCGGACTACCGCGCCCTCGGCGTGAACGCGAAGGAGGCAGTGAAAGGCCCCGGCAGCGTGGAGTACGGCATGAAGTGGCTGCAGGGGCGGAAAATCGTCATTGACCGGCAGAGGACGCCCAACGCCTTCCGGGAGTTCACCGGCTATGAGTTCGAGAAGAACCGGGAGGGCCAGTGGGTCTCCGGGTACCCGGACAGGGACAACCACCTGATAGACGCCGTGCGCTACGCGCTGGAGCGGGTATACCGGAATTACAGGAGCAATGCGTAAAAAAGAGTCCTGGCGGAAAATCTGAGCATTCTGCTTTCGGGACATCCGCCTGGAACTCTATAAAACGATATTAACCAATACTATCTGGTTTGTTCATTGACTAACGATGCCTAGGATAGAGACAAGAAACAGTATCACTATGATTGCAACAGCCCAGAAAAAAATAATTGCTGCACTCGTTGAAAACCATACCCAGACCCGCTTTCCGGTGCTCCAATCGTCCTGAAACGGATAGAACAGGTTCTCAATGAAAGGAACAATACAAAAGAAAGCAAGGCTTAAAGATTCAATTATGCCAAGCACACACAGGATTATTGCAAATATAACTACTACCGAGCCGTAAAACTTGGCCTGCTTGTATCTTTTCTCTTTTCTCTGATTGTCTACATCCTGTACGTTGACAGATTCCTTTACTACTTCTTTCGGGGTTGAATCGTCCGTTGGAGAAACTCTGACGAATTCAATTCGTTTCCCGCAAGATGAGCAGAAACAATAGTTCGCAGTCGTATTACAGGAAAATTCCGCGCCACAATGCGGACAAGTAAGATTGATAGTCTCCACTTGAATTCCTCCTAAGCGAACCAGGATGTTTTCATTTTACCATCAACTTTTCCATCCTGCAACAGGTGATCTATGACTCCATCCATGATTCTTTCACAACTGAAAACGCTGGGCTGCGAGTCCATCCCCGCCTCCTGGTACGAGTTTGTCGCCCTGTGGGACGCCTGGTACAGGGGGAGCGTGCCGGACTTCCACGACTATACGGTCTTTAACGGCATGCGGCATGTGCGCTGCCGGAAGCTCTCCGCCGGCATGGCGAAGAATATCGCCGAAAGCTGGGCGGATCTGCTGATGAACGCAGGCCTCACCATTACGCTGGAGGGGAAGAAGGAACAGGAGTTCTTTGACGCCGTCTGCGCGTCCAACAACTTCCGCTATATGATGAACCTTTATGAGGAGTACACCTTCGCCCTTGGCACCTCCGCCATCGTCCTCCGACTCACCGGCGTTCCGGTGGACGAGAACGGGAACCTGATGAAGCTCAGACGGAGCCGCCACTATGTGCCGGAACTGGCCATTGATTTTGTGAAGGCGGACGGCATTTACCCCCTGAGCTGGGAGAACGGAGTGATCCGGGAGTGCGCCTTTGCCACCTCCCACACCTTCTCCGGGAAAGAGTATCTGTACCTGCAGATCCACCGGCTGGAACCGGACCGCAGCTACCGGGTGGAGAATCACCTCTACGCCGTGCCGGAAGGCGCCGGGAGCGGAACGGACGCCTCCACACTGGTGGAGACGGGTCTGGACGCCATCCCCGCCACCGCGGAAAGCGCCCCCGTCTTCCTGACCCATTCGCCGGAACCCCTGTACTTTATCAACACCCCGAACATCGCAAACAACCTTGAGCCTGAGATCCCCATGGGTATCTCCGTCTTCGCCAACGCCATCGACCAGCTGATGGACTGCGACAATATCTTCGACAGTCTGAACTCCGAGTTTGTACTGGGCCGGAAGCGCATCATGGTGAAGCCCGAGGCGCTGCGGAATCTGGACGGAGAGCCCCTCTTCGACGCCAACGACCTGGTGTTCTATCTTCTCCCGGAGGACAGCCAGAACGGCTCCTCGGTTCAGGAGATCAAGGCGGATCTCCGGGTGGCGGAGCATGTCTCCGGTCTGCAGGTTGCCCTGGATCTTCTGGGCCTCAAGTGCGGCTTCGGGCCGAACCACTGGAAGTTTGACGCAGGGCATATCACCACCGCCACCCAGATTCTTTCGGCAAACAGTGAAGAGTACCGCACCCAGCAGAAACACCAGCTGGTACTGGAGAGTCTGCTGATCCGCTTCGCCCGGACGATGCTGTGGCTGGGAAGAGACTTTCTGGGTCTGAAGCTGAACCCGGATGTGCCGGTGTCCGTGGACTTCGACCAGTCCGCCGTGAAGAATATCAGCGAAGACTTTGAGCGGGACATCCTGATGCTGGAGCACGGCATCCTCTCCAAAGAGGAGTTCCGAAGGAAATGGATCAACGAGGATATGGAAACCGCAGCGGCGGCTGTGGCGGATATCGAAAAAGGACAATAAAAAGAACCCGCAGGTGATTCCGGGTCTGCGGCCACACGGTGCCGTCAGAGGGAAACACGATTGGGTTCGCAACAAATACAGCACATGAAAGAGAACAAGGCAGGCACCGCCTTTTTCACTGGCGGAAAGAATCCCGTCAGCTATCAACAGAAGGACAAAAGAAACTGTCCGGAGGAACAAAGGAGTAACTATGAGCCTTACCAGAGCATATCTTAAAAGCCTCGGGCTGGACGAGGACAAAATCGAGTCCGTCATCGAGGCACACGCTGAAACTGTCACCGGTCTGAACGGCAAGTATGCGGAACTTGAGAACAAATTCAACCAGCTCACAGAACGCTACGAGGCCGCAAAGGCTGAGGCGGAAAGGCTTCCCGGCGTGCAGAAGGAACTGGACGACATGCGGAAGGAAAACTATAAGGGAAAGTACGAGGAGCTTTTCTCCACGGTGGAGAAGGGCAAGGCCCGGGCGGCAAAGGAAGCTGCCGTCAAAGCGTACTACGAGGGGAAACATATCCGGGGCGGAAACCTCGCCATCGCCATGCGGGGAACGGATCTGGAAAGCGTAAGCCTGGACGAGAGCGGAAAGCTCACGGATACGGGGGCGCTGGATGAACTGGTGCAGGGAGACTTCAAGCCCCTCATCCAGACGGATGAACCGCCCCGGACCGTGGCCTCCGGCGGGAGCCTTGCTCCCCGCGGCACTCCGCCCGAGCAGACCCCCTCCTCGGTGATGAATTCCCTTATCAGAGGACACTAAATCTAATCACATTTTCCGCATTCCATCGCTTTCTCGAAGGAGAGCCCAACGAA